ATCATATTATCGAATCGTCCACTATTCTTAGCATATCGAACAAAATCATCAAATGGCATAATCGAACTATAATCTTCAATCAAATAAATGTTATATAATTTCGATTCCCAATCTTGTAGTGTTGGCATAATTTAAGGTCTTTCCACATCATCAATGTTATATCCAAGTTTATCATCAAACCGATGTGTAGTTTGAGCATATTCCACAAACTTATCAAATGGCATCGTCGATAATAATTTATCTTGTAAATGTACAAATAGCAAGTCATTTAAATAATCATCATAGCTAATCTTTTTCTTTGAACTCTGCATTGATTACTCTCCCTTGCTTAATCGCTTCTATTCTACTCATAACATCATCTAAGTTTGTTTGCGTTGTGTGTGTAATAATAACAGGTGCATTAGCTTCAATCATTCCGTGTGTCGCTTTCATATCGAATATCGTTGTTTGATTATCAATCTTACGCATCTTACTTGCATCAATATTCATTTCCGTAACATAGTCATCAATCATCATAGCAACATTTCTTTTTTCTTCATCATTACTTTGTAAGTATTTATTGAATGTAGCAGTAGTGATTCCTGCAAAAGCACAGAAGTTTTTCTTACTAGGCACAAACAATGTATAATTGTTAATCTTAGATACCACATCTTTATATACATCGAATATAACAAATAGCTCTTTAGGCGAATATCCAATAGTGATATTGCTTGTATAGTATGTCTGTCTAGCAATTAGTTGATATATCCTAGATGCCTTCAAGCCCTTAATCTCTGCGACACTCTCTAGCTCTTGTTCTATGAGTTCTAAGCGTTCTTTTAGTATAGTAGGTAGATTTTCCTTATCCCTTTTAAATATCTCAACCTCTGCCCTTTTAATGACTTCCTTGTCCTTTAATTCATTCTCAATCCGTATTTCTTGATTCTTAGCTATGATAGACTTTTCTTCATCTGTCATAACCTTTTGATTACGCTTAGGTTTTACTGCCATTGAATCACTTCTTTCCTGTTAGTACATAATCCGTTGTAGTGTGGAATCTCTTAGCAATTCTAATTACTGCATCAATGCTAGGTAATGATATATCACTCTCAATGTTATATAGAACTTTATTAGAGAATCCCAGCCACTCACAAAATTCTTCCCTAGATACATTTGCATTTCGTCTTAACAACTTAATCCTACTACCTATCGTGTTTAATTGTGTTATCTCAAAACGGTCAATTTCACGCTCTTTCATAATTTAGAATGGCAACATATCGTCATCAATTACTGCCTTAGTATCCCCTGCCATTTGGTCTAGTGCATCTGCTACATCTAATCGACAATGAGCGAACATAGCCACTTGTAACTTTCCATTCCACTCCGACAATCCAACTCCATCAATCTTATCAATAAATACTTTTTCCTTCTCATTAACATCTATATCACTCTTACAAAATACTGTTGCATATTGGCTCTTTTTGGTTGTTTTATCATAGTCACCAACTTTAAAGTACAACATACCTTTAGCAGTTTTCTTGGGTGACCATACCATATATGACTTACCTACACTAATCATTTAATTCTTCCTTTCCATTTTAATTTCAATCAAATCATCTTCTAAATCTTCACCCGTCTTAGCTTGAATCAACGCTTTAGCTAGAGCTTCAATAACCATCTTATGTTCTCTACCTTCTCGATGATATTTAGATTGCCTTGACATTAAAATTAAAACTAACACTGTAATCGAAACTTGCCAAACTAATAATAAATCAATGTACATTACTTTCTCCTTTGATGAATTGCTTTCTCAATTACATCTGCTTTGTTTTCTTTTTGTAGTTGAACACCTAGATAACTAGCTTCTTTAATAATATCATCTACAACTTCAATTATATCATTAACATAGTTTATGTGATGTAACTTTAATAACCTTTGATAGATATTGTTTCTCAATCCCATAATTATATCTTCACTTAGAGCTAATCCACTTACATCTTTTTCAACCAAGTATGGATAACCTGTATGAAACAGTTCTTCAATAGGTTCATTACTTAGTGTTGCAAGTGCTTCTGCCACATTATATCGAACAGGCATATCATCTACAAACATATTCTTAACTGTACCGTGTGATATGTTCGCAACCCTAGCTATACCTGTGAAAGTTCTAAACTCTGCCATTAAACTTTCCTTAAAATCTTCATCTATGTAGTATAGCAAATCTTCGTTTTCAATCATCGTAAACTCTTTCTATTTCTCGCCTGTATTGAGAAAGTGTAAATACCACTCTGCTTTTTGTAAATCTTCTTCTCCATTTTTATGGTTAGCTCTACTAATGTATTTTAACACATTTCCCTTGATGTAACCGACAAACTCTTCTCTCGTAAGTTTATCTTCTATAAAGTCAATCGTTTCAATCAATCCTTGTGTGTAGTGCTTAGGGCTTCTAACATTATCATTTGCCATCTTTATTTTCCTTTGTTCTATGTTTCTCAACTAAATTAACACCACTAGCACAATCACAATATTTAGCACATAAAGCATCATATCCTAATTTGCTATCTTCTCTCACTAAGTAGAATCCCTTATCTCCACATTGTTTATAAGCTCTATAAGCATAACTATTTTGTTTTTGTTCTACTTGAATCCTAAAGTCTATTTCTTGACCCCAAGTCTTAGGTTCATCATTCGTCATCTTCAACCAACTCTAACTTAGCTTTGAAATAAAATTCATCACCAATCTTCTTAATAAAATCAAACTGTTCTAAATCTTTAAGTTTGAATTGTGTAGCGTATTCTTTTAGTCCTAAGAAGTTACCATATTCATCTACATTTAAGTGCATATTATCTTCTTGAGAATCTAATTCTTCACAAAGTCTAATTGTGTATAATTTTTCCTCTTCTCGTTCTTTTAATGGCGTTAATGAATAATCAATCATTAAATGAATCAATGGTGGAAAAAGTGGAACATTTGTGTCATAACTACTTGAGAAAAATAAATATTCTTCAACTGCAAAATCTCTATTAGCAGTCCAAACTGTCGCTTTGCGTTCATTATCATATTCAAATGTATAACCTAAGTCACCTGCTTTTTTAATAAATTCAGTCCGTTTCATTTCTTTTCTCCTTTGTTTACAATAAGGTTTACAATAGCGACTAATAATGCAGATAATACAATTCCAATCGCCAAAAATGTAGATGAATCACCAAACGCACCCAGTACAATCAGACCACAACCAATTATTGCCCCCAAAACTAATAGGAACCAAACAACTAAACTTAATGTTACTTCTAACGATTTCATATTTTAACTCTCCTTGTTGTTAATTTCATTATAAACTAATTATAGTATTTGTCAAGAAAAACTTTTCAATCTTTGTTATCTAATTTCAACGACTTAGTAATCTCACTAATTTGTACCTTAACTGAATTAGGTAACATATCTGTATTCTTTTGAGCTTTAAGTGAATTTTGATAACCTCTAGTTACTAAACTCATAATTACAGAATCAACCACCGATTCATCTTGACTTGCCCAAGAGCGTATTTGACTAGCACTACATAACGATTGAGCTTCTTTAGGTAAATCTTCCCATTCACTTTGAGCGTGATAGTTACCGTTACTTATAGCTCTCTTAATAGCCTTTACAATCTCTTGTTCAGTGATTTGTTTAGGTGCAAACATTTCATACACCTTGTTGTTAATCTGTCCTATTGTTGGTGGAAATGGGTTTATATCAGTTGTTATGATTGCCTTTAGTGCGTTGAATGTTTTAGCACTATCATTTTCACTTAGCATCATATGCCAAAAGTCTAACATCTCTTTCATTTCGTTTGGTGTAATGTCTTTGAAGTGACTTCTGTAATTTACTTGTAAGATTCCTAATAATGTTTTAACCTCTTCTCTAGTCATTTTTTTACTCAATGTCGAAGAACGACATTCCTTTCGTTTGTGTTGATTCATCTTTCCACCGTTCTTGATTTAGGTAGGTTGTTGGGAATGGTACAAACTGTCCGTTGTTCTTAATAAACTCCTTATCATTCTTTCGTTTATGAACATCTTGCATTATGTCATCAAACACTTCTTTTGTTTTTACTATCTTCCTAAACTTAGTGTAAGCATCTTTCTTTACAACTTTTTTAGGGTACTCTTTCCAAAAAAAATCAAACCAAGTTTCAACTTCATCAACAACTTCAACGATTGCAAAATCGTTAAATGTATTATCTTTATCTTTTATCTTTAATCTTTCTTCTTTCATTATTACATTCTTATCATTCTTGTTTGTGTTCACTTGTTGTTCACTTGTTGTTCGTTTGTTGTTCACTTGTTGTTCATTTTGTTGTTCAACTATTTGATACTTATCCCAATTAAGTATTGTAATCAAACGGTTTTTTGATGATGTTTGTTGTTCAATCATCTGTTCGGAAATTAGCCTTTTTAAAATTCGTTCAACCTTAGACTGTTCTACCATTGATTTCTCACTTATGCTAATTCTTCCACATAATAACTGCCCTTTTTTCAATGTAATTACTTGCCCTTTAAACTCTGCTTTATACTCTGTGTGAGTTGCATTTAACAACAAATAAAGCCACACAGAAAGATAATCGTTATCCTTATGCACGATTGGGTGTTCATATAATTCTCGATAAACCTTAACAAATCCTGCCATATTTAATTCTCCTTTAAATACATAATACACTCATATAATTTAAATTGCAATATCTTTTTTCTTTTTATTTTCTCGTCTAATTTTATTGATTTCATCTAACGGTAAGAACCCACCATACTTAGCTACATATCCTAACATCTTTAACTCTAAGTTTGGATATACATAATTGAACATCTTTTCTTTCAATTTACTGTCGCTCGTTTGAAATCCCTTGGTATCTACTACATATTTAGTTCCATTAAATAATTCAACTTCAAAGTCTGCTATATAGTTAATAGCTCTATAATTCTTATTGAACTTAGTAAACTTAGGTTGAAGCTCATATACGGGCTGAAGAACGAAGCCTTTTATCTCTCCGTTCTTAACCATATCTTTTAATATACAATAATATGACATTTCTAATTTTGAGTCAAAGTCATATCCATCAAGGGAACATTTACTCGCTCTGTACTTGCTCATTGTTTCCTATATCCTGAACATCACTATTATCATTATCTACATAGTCTTTTGTTCCATCTTCTTTAATAACTGCCATATCTGCTTCATATGCTTGTTGGAACTCGGTTGACATAATTCCCCATTTACTAATAAGTTGTCTTAACAATGTTTTATACGCCATCGTTTCAAATCCATCACCAAGCCAAAAGGAATTGCCATATTTATTGCGATACGCCTGTGAATATCTCGTTGCGTGGGCTTCCATCTTATCCTTCGTCCAATACATAGCTTTCTTGAATCCGTTATTCAATTCAAAGTAAGCATAGTAACCTACTGTTTCTGCCTTTTCTCGTTCATCGAAGTCTTGAATGAACTCTGCATCAATTTCTTCTGTGATTGGATTGAATCCTTTAAACTCACCCTTTTTAATTGACACTACATTTAAGCGTTTGTATTGCCCACTTTTCATAGCAAGTAGAATGTAACCCTTATAACCTAATTGGAATGTCGCTACTTTTCTACCACTCTTGTTATCATTGTACGGAACCATAAAGTATTGCCCCATGGCAGGACTATGTGATAATCCTAAACTCTCACCTAGCAAAGATGCACTCAACACCGTACTATCATCACATTCTTGTAGAGCAGGATTAACTGCGACTGCACTCATAATC